TGTCTGACTATTTCGTCTACATGTGATTTTGCTATGTACTCTACACCCTCATGTGTGATTGTATTTGACATTGTTTATCCCTTTGTGTGTGTGGTTAGAATGTTAGGTTATCATTTTGTATTTTGAGTAGTTCACGTTTTGCATCTGTGTCATCAAAATCAGGATGCAGTATTTTCATAGCATCCACTTTTGAGATCAAACCAGATGCCAACAGTGCAAGCATGTTTTCCCTTTGTTCTTTTGATTCCTGTGGGCTTAAAGGGATTGCATGATACTCTACCCTGTACCCAGTTTCTGGGTATGATGTGTTCATGTATCTGTTTGATATTTTTGCACTGATTTCAAGTGTCTCTACATCTGCACGTCTGAATGCAGGTGCATATTTTCTTTGTGACTCACGTAGACTAGACCGACTGATAGCGATTGCATAACCACTACGGGGGTCACCTGACATTTTCTGCACGTCTGCAGGGTTGATCCCCATGTATGTACTTATACGACGTTCATAGACCGTTATAGACTCTAACATCTGCCCTACATCACCACCTGCCTGATACTGACCTATCTGGGGCTGCTGACCTGCCTGCAAATCTGGGTCAGGGGTGAACACTAGAATAGATGCAGGGTCTGATGCAATAGCCTGTCTACGTGCTTCTATATTGTTGTCAAAGGTATCTAGACCTGCAAGTGTAGCCCCCATCAGATAGCGTTGTGGGTGTGAACAGTCCCTGCAGAGGTGCAGAAAATATGTGTATAGCACTGCAGCATTCAGTGCCCCCATCACTACTTCACGGTTTGCATATGCATCAAACAAATGACCATGTATCTCTGAATGGTATAGACTGTATGGTAAAAATGGTGCACCTGTACTGTCTCTGTAGGGATATGCAGCACCTGTCATAGACTGCCCCAGATACTTTTGTGTCACATCATCAGCCCGTTCACCATTCTGATTCACTGTGTAGATTTCATAGATAGGGTTCTGTGGGTCTTTGATTGACAGATGGTCTACTGTCCATTCATGTTTGTTACATTCATGACAGAAACGTAGACGCATTTCTTTTATGGTGTGGGGTCTAGATGGGTCACCTGCAGATGCTTCTGCATCTACCATGTCTACTGTCACAATACGATACAACAGACCCTGACCATCATCAGTCATGTCTACACGTATAAAACATTCATTCATGCCCAGTGTGTAGTATTGTACTTTTTGCATCATTGACCATAGACCTGCAGCATTTACATGCCCTTCACGTCCCACCAGACCTTCAGCAGACTGTCCTGTAGATTCTGTGACACTGATTGTAGGTGGTTCTACATAAAGACCGCACAGGGCATCTACAGACGCTTTGAATATGTTTGATGACATGTCAGGTACACCCCATGCAGCCTGTCTAGACTCTGGTATGTGTTGACTGATTTCATCAATCAAGTCCTGTAACCACTGACCACACAACATCCTACGACGTAGTCCACTGTGTTCTATCCTTCTTTGTGTAGCCTGATTTGGTTGCATAGGCATTGCAGGTATTTGTGTGTCTTTGTACATTGTTTTCACCTACTGATTTTGGATTGTTTTGGTGCTCTGTATTGATGGTCAATGATTCCCATTGTAGCATATCTCAGACCATCTATGCAGTGTTTCCATTCACTCATGACATCCATACCACCATTTGATTTCATTGCCCAGTATTTCAGTGATTTGATGGTACGTTCTGCACGTGGAAAAATTTGAAATCTACCTGCACACATCAGTTCATGCAATGCGCTGCACCCATAGTAGACACTGTATCTAGGTTTGTAGGCAGTTCTAATTCTGAATGGTAGTTTACCTTTTGGGTAGTGCAGCACGTGGGCAAATGCTGCCATTAGCATCGTGTTTGACATTCTGCCCCCATTCTTTTTTGACCCACCGTGTGACCTATCACCTGTCCACCTCTGGATGTGTGCTACGTCTAGACCGTTCCTTTTTATCATTGCTATTATTGCCTTTGCATGTATTTGGGCAGATGCGCCGGATGCTACATATTCGTCTACTACATACACTATAGGTTTGTCACGTTCTGTCACGTCTACTGCTGTCAATATGGCAACCTGTGATGCAATGTCATGCCCGTGATCAATACCGATAGACCAGATGTACTGTCTGTCTGGTGGTGGGGTCAAATCTGACACTAGGTCATCAGTGAACTGTTCAAAGATTCTACCCTCTGGGATGCCCCCATCCCAGTCACCATTCATACGTACGTCACGGTCTAGGGGCAGGTAGGACATGCGCAGTGATTCTATATCTGCTTCTGACATCAGGGGTCTGCAGCCCAGTGGAGTACAGTTTTCTACATTCATGATACCCACGTGTTCATGTACGATACCATCCTTCACTAACTTTTTTAACCAGTCCACAGGTGCACCTATAGGTGTCAGTGTGAATAACATAGTGCCCTTTGTACGGGTGGTTCTGGCACGTAGTTCCCCGAACAGGTCTGGTGGGGGGGGTTCATCCGACCAAATATGGTCAACCGTTCCTGATGCTATGCCCAGTGTACCTTGATTTGTAGTTTTGAAACGTACCAGTGACCCATTTTTGAATCTGACTATGGGTGCACCTGTACCCCTGTACCCTTTACCTCTAGCAAACTCCACAGATGGGTGCAGTTCATGTTTTGGTACAAGGTCATGAAACTTGCCCATGATGGTTCTGGACTGTTCCCATGAATGACATATTACCCATGCTTCTATGGGTGGTGGTGGTACTGGTTTGAATGGATGCATACCCAGACATCTGCAGATGGTGTCAAATGCACCACAGACTGTCTTGCCTATCTGATTGCCTGCTCTGAATAGAACTATCTGGTGTCTGTCCTCTAGTACCTGTTTCTGAATCTGTGTAGGTTTCCAGTAGCGCAGTGGGTTCTGCTCTGCATCTGCAGTCAGTCTGCCTGCAGTACGTGCAATACTGGCAAGGGCTGACAGATTCATGTGAATAACCGTAGTTGTACAAGATGGGTAGATATTGGTGTATCTTCGCTAGACCATTGATCTGCCATTGCTGCAGCGATACCTGGAAAGGTCTTTGAACGTGTTGTACTGTTGTTTGCAAACTTTTTATTTTTATATCTGTGTATCCTACCACCACCACCATTGATATAGGGCTGATAGTCTGTGCATACGTTAGTAGGTTTCAGTCTGGGTAGTCCCTTTAACCACAGACATGTTTTTTTGCTGTAAGGGTCACCAAACTGATACGGCTGAATAACCTGGGTACGTGCAGGTAGTCCTACACATTTCAATGGTACAGGGTTCTCTACTGCTATTCTAGGACAGTTTGCATTGTATATAGACATAAAAAACTCACGTGCCTGCATTGCCTTTGCATATCTGTCTGGACAGATGACACCTGGTGTAGGGTACATTCTGACTGCACTACCTATACACATGTAGGTGCAAGGTGGGAAGCCGATTATCATATCCCATTTTTCTTTGAGTATCTCTGAAACGTCACCTTGAATGTGCCACTCTGGATAGCCACCGCTGCACGGTTTAATGTCACATGAAAATGCATCGTGACCTAGTTTTCTGAATGCAATACAGACCCTTTGTGATTCTTCACAGGCTAGAAGTATTTTCATAAAAACAACCTGATTTGTCTCTGATGTTCATTCAGTCTATTCTGTGCTGCAGCAAAGTAGACAGGGTCAATCTCATAGGCATCTAGACTGTGACCTGTGTTGTGACAGGCCACTGCAATAGACCCAGACCCTAGGTGTGTGTCTAGTATTCTGTCTGTCTTTTTGGCAAAGGTGTCTAGTATCCACTCATACAGTCTGACAGGTTTCTGTGTAGGGTGTATCTTTTTGCCGTAGCCTGACTCAAAGTGGTGCATAGTGAATCTACGTACAGGTCTGTCTAGATTTGACCACGCTATTTCTGCATCTGCTAGGGGGTTTGTGCCGTTGTTTTTATCCCATATCAGTAGACATCGTGTATTGCCTAGGTAGTCTAGAAAATAGTTACCACCCCATATCACCTGATGTCGTGATACCCTTTGCACCTGTTCAAAGTACTCTGCATCTGGTATAGCTGCATCCCATTCAGTAGAATGCGCATCAATGCATGATGTACTGTACATAGATGATGAATGATGTGACTGTGCCATACTTGAAACTATATTGATACCATACGGGGGGTCTACTATTGCTAGATCATATTGATTGTCTGACATGTTACGTAGTGCCTGCATGCAGTCTGTGTTGTATAGATTGATAGTCACGATGCACCTCCATCATAGACTGTGAGTATCTGCCCTGATAGCATGTCTATCAGTTTGTCCTTAAGTATGGGTGGTAGACCATTCACTGTCATTGCAATAGTGTGCAGCAGTTCATCCGGATTTGTCACACCATCTAGTTCCTCTGCATCACGTTTCATTTGCATGTATTCATCATGTACCTGCAGGTGCAGTCTGTGGAACTGGGGCAGTGCATGTTGTGACCCTCTGTCACGGGTTGCCTGTATATCTTGTGCAATCTCTACCAGTTTTGCCTGTCTGAATAGCACTGGGTCATGTTCTACCCCTGCATGTGACTCTACTACAGTCTGTGAAGGGGCTGCAGTCTCTGCTCTTTTCAGTTTCTTATTCTGACCATTGACTATTCTACTGATGGTTGATTTGTGTACACCATATTCATCTGCAAGTGACTGATAGGTGTGACCACCTGCCTGATACTTTTCAAGTATGGCAAGCCGTTCACCCTCTGACAGTGTGCCCCTGTTGGTATTCCGTGCCATACGTCACCTACGGTTGCAGTTTTTATTCTTATCGAGAGCAAAAAAGTCGTGGTCAGTGCAG